GCAATTGGATTTGCAATGCCCTTTATGCTGCCGTCGCTCAATGCTTATATTGCCGCGCATGAGCATACGGAAATTGGCGTGCTGCTCAGTTGCGTAGTAGCGGCCTGGTATTCCAATCAAAAGAATCAATCCGGAGGAAATAATGCGTAATATCATCATCGCGCTCGCCCTGCTCGTCTCAACAGTCGCCTTTGCGCAAACGACTACAGGCCCTGCAAATCTTTATGCTGCTGGAGCTTCTTTCAATCAAGGTGCTAAACCCTCAGTGGCAGGAAACTTTCTTTACGCTCACGCAATCGGCGATGGCACATATGCTTTCAGCGACATTGATGTGCTTCCGAATACGCTGAGACCTTTCACCGTCACTACAAACATCGGCGGCGGAATCGCGCAGAAACTCTTCACGATTGGAAAGTATTCCGTCTATGTCCCAACAACAGCCGGCGTATCCATTAACGGAAACAACACAGGCTGGAATTGGTCAACTGGGGGAATGGTTCCGGTAAAGATCACAAAGTCTGGCTGGTATCTATTGCCGAATGCGCGCGTAATCAAATCTTCGGTAAGTAACGGAACAGGCTTTCAGCTTATCGCAGGCTTTGATATTGGGTGGGGAAAATAGCGTAAAAATGGCTGATCCCCTGAAATCCCTTAATGTTCGGCAAAGAAAATATGCACAAGGCCGAGCAAAAGGGAAAAGCCGCAAAGATGCCGCTGAAGAAGCTGGCTATGCTCCATCAGTGGCTCGCGATGCCAAGCGCAAGATAGAGAATGAAACCTTCCGCGAAGCATTCTCTGAACTCATCCGATCCAAAATCCCCGCTGAAAAAATTGCCCAGCGCATTCAAGAAGGCATGGATGCAATGGAAACGAAGTTCTTTCAGTTCAAGGGTGACGTGGTTGACCAAAGAGATGTCATTGCATGGTCAGAGCGTAGAGCTTATGCAGAATTGGCCGCTGAGTTTGGCAATTACCATGCACCTGCAAAAGCCATTGATCCCTCTTCCATTAGTGGCATAAGTTTCACCGTTTCCTTCGTAAATGCCGGAGATCAGGCTACAACCAAAACAGGCTGAGTTATGGAATCTTCTGGAGAAATCTCCTGCATCGTGGATCGGCTATGGTGGATCACGCGGCGGGGGGAAGTCCGGTGGATTGAGGCGCCTTATGTTGATGAGGCGCATAAAACACCCGGGGACTTGGGGTCTAATCTTCAGGCGTGTGTGGGACGAACTGAAGCGTAACCACGTAGACGAACTCTTCCGTGAATACCCAGAATTGCAAGACTATTACCGTGTCGGCGATCACGAACTAATCATCCCAACAGATGAAAAGGGAAAGACTTCCAAGATTGTGTTTGCCTACGCCGAGACTTTAGAAGAAGTAAAGCGCAAGTTCATGGGCCAGCAGTTCATGGACATTTTTGTAGATCAGGGCGAGCAGCTTACCGAGCAAGAGCACAAGGAATTGAAGCAGTCTTGCCGCTGGCCAGGAACTACGGTCGGCCAGTGTAAATACACAATCTTCTTCAACATGGGCGGCTCTGGAATTCAGTTCCTAAAGCGCGTATTTCACACCAAGGACTATCGCGGGAAAGAGCGTGCAGAGGACTTTGCCTTTCTTCAAGCTCACGCATGGGACAACTTCGCATGGGTTGAGCCAGCGTTAAGGTCTGACGGATTTACGCTGCAAGACTATTACCGCTGGCCCGAAGAACAGCGGGAGCAGTATTGTGCGGGAAGATCAGATTACGGCATCAACCTGACTTCTACCGATGAAGCACTGATTAAGCGCGACTGGAAAGGCTCATGGGAGTCTTTGGAGGGTGCTTACTTTGGTGCAGTGTTTGACCGCGATACGGTAGTGCTTTCAAAAGAAAAAGTCCATCAACTGATTAAGCCATGGCATACAAAGTGGCTCTCGCAGGACTGGGGAAGATCGCACTATTGCTCAACTCACTGGCATTCGAGAATCCAGATTTCTCCGCAGCAAGCGAAAGAAGTATTGGGCTGGGAAGTATCTAAACCATTCAACGCGGCGATTACTTACCGTGAATACTTGGCTGGCGGGTTGGCTGTGCTTCCTGAAGAATCAACCAAGTCGGCTGAGATGGATATTGCCGGAGAGATTATCAAACGCACTCCCGAAGTCGAGCGGGAAATGATTCAGGCATTCTTTCTGTCTCCTGACGCCTTTGCCAAGCGAACATCGGACAACACGATTGCCCACAAATACGACTCGTTGCTGAGGCCACAAGGATTTCCGCCGTGCGCACAAGCTGATGACGACCGAGTAGGCGGATGGTCGCTGATGTATAACATGCTTCTGGCGACCAAGCGCAAAGGCCAGCAACCGGACGGGATTGATTGCTGGTTTATTTCTGCCGACTGCCCGGAATTGATTGAAGCGATTCCGATGCTCATGCGCGATCCGAAGAACTTGGACGACGTGCAAAAGACGGACAAAGGCCGAGCGAGGATTGAGCAAGACGTTGCAGATGATGCCAGATATGGCATTAAGTCCATGCTTGGAGTAGCTCATAAGCCTGCAACGGTAGCCATGCAGGAACGGGCCATGCAGATTGAAGATCCAATCCAGCGATTTCTCTTCGTTCATAAAGAGCAGCACAGAATTCAGGAAGCGGCGACGCCTCGGAAAGAGAATGTAGTTCCGGGGTGGATGACGCGCGGATGAACTGCCCACATGCCCATATTGTTCCTTCCGGTGGAGTAGGAAATATTCCGGTTGTAGTCTGCGAGGATTGCGGCGCGAAGTTTATTTTGCAGCCACTTGTTTATCCAAAATCACCATCAGTTCAGGAGACTGAGAAATGAAAATTGCTATTGCTTTACTGCTTTTAACCACGTTGGTTTACGGGAAAGACGACAAGAAGCCAGAGTTAACGCAAGAACAAAAGAGCCAGCTTTTACAAGCGGAGCGCGATTACCTTGATGCGAAACTAACCGCACAGCCCTATGAATCAGCTGCGGATGCAGCGCAGAGAGTCATGCTGCAAACCATCCAGGGAGTTATTAAGGGCGTGGATTTGAGCAAGTGGACACTTAATCCGACCACGCTGGAGTTTGATGCTGTTCCTGCAAAGCCTGAGGTGAAGAAGTGAACATTGCACGCCTTATGGACTTATTACTTATTGCGTCACTGTGCTTTTTGGCGGGACTATCTTCTTCTAGAAGCTGGAAGCTAGCTACATCTATTAGCATACTGGCTGGCATATTGATATCGAGGATGGTCTGAGTGGCTCCCGACGCTCTAGGTTTAGCGGTAGAGAAAATAGAGCTGGCTCTCGATGACACGGAATATGAGCTATACGACTTTGGCGGTGGCAACCTAATTATCCCAGCCCCTCCTATTCCAGAGTTTCATAGCGACCGATACTTTATTTGCGTAACTAAAAAGTTTCCTCATTCATGAAATTCTCGGTTTACGGCGAATCTCTAGCATCACGAATTCGGCAGTTCTTTGATGACCTGTTTACTTCGCGGTATGTCAGGTTTTTGGAAGCGGAGTTAGCGCGGGTAAGGGCCGAGAAAGATTTGGAGATTCAAGCCTTACGTTGTCAGTTAGCTTCAGTTCGCATGCCACCTGCAACAATCGGCCCTGCGAATCCTCCCAATTTTAATTTCCCCGCGATGCCATTGAGTAGTTACGAAGCAGAACTAGCAGCACACAATAAGGCTTTAGAAGAACAAGAAGCAGAGGAGAAAAAGAATGAGCGAAAACAGTGAACAGCATTGGTCGTGTGGCTGCATAAAGATTGACGGAGCGTTGGCGCGGGAATGCACGCAGACTCCGCATGTTGGCGAAATGAAAGCGCACGAAGCGGCAATTGCTAAGCCTTATTCGCAGATTTGCTTCCGTAAGCGCGCAGAAGCCAATTCAATCACGATTCCCGCATCGGCGGGCGAGGAGGCTAGCAATGGCGTTCAAGAGTAACGACGGAAAGTCTTTCGGCAATCGGCAGAAGATGAACGCCTACAACTCCCGCTCTAAGCCTGATCCCGAAACCCCAGGCGGCGGCATGGATGTAGACGGCGATCAGGACGGAGATATTGAATCCGTAGTCGCCCAGGACGGCCCAGCCTCCAAAGTTGAAATCTCACATGAAGGCGGCAAGCATTCTGTGACCTCGCATCACGGCGGACATAAGCATCATTCTGAGCATGGTTCGGCAGAAGAAGCACACATGCACGGAGCCAAGGCTGCGGGGATTCAAGAGGAGCCGCAAGAGCAAGCAGGCCAGATGGGCGGTTACGGCGGGGAAGATGTAGGGGTAATGTGATTTTGAATGCTTGCAACTCTGCCATAAGCGAGAGCTTGCTGGTTGGGCTGCTCTCTAAAAGCGGACTTAGTTGGAATATGCACAAAGCTCAGCTATACGCTTTGCAGGTGATGCTTGGCGACGGTATTAACGCCCAAAGCGAAGTTAGCGGAGATGTCGAGGAGCTCGTACCAAAGCCACACGGACTCACCCTCTTTGGAATTCCCATAGTGATTGATAAAAAACAAGCCCCGAGCGTCATTTTGCTAGCGGACGATTCAGGAAGAGAGATTTCGCGGATTGATGGACTCGCCATCCCAGCGGTTTATTGCGAATGACATTGATGGACTCAGCTTACGACATAGGTAAGCTGGCGAAGAAAGCCCAGCGTATGCGCGTCTCTCCGTTCTGGAACGAGCAAGCCATGATTGCGGGCAAGTGGGTGGACATCACGCCAATGCTAGACGCTTTCTGGTACGCAGGATTTGACGGCACACCAATACCGGAGCAGGCCAATGGGTAACTTCTTTCAAAAAGCGAATGAGCGGATGGAAAAGAAAGGCACAAAGGGACTATTCAAGCGGCAGGCTGAGCGCCACGGAATGACTACCGAGCAATGGGCCTCTCACGAAGAAAATTCCCCCGATCCTAAACAGCGAGAGCGCGCTAACTTTGCCGAAGTTGGGATGCGAATGAGCAAGCACCGCAAGTAAATGCCTGAATCTGAAGAACCCCAAAAACTAGACTTTGCGCCCGGAGAGCTTGGGCCATTCGACTATTCAGAGCATGACTTTGTTGAACTCTCTGAAGATGCGAAGAAAGAAGTGCTAGAACTTTGCCGCAAAAAAGCAAACACGGATTTGCTTGCGCGGAGGATTGAAGTCGAGCAGGCGTGGGAAGAAGAACTCTTTTACCGTGGCTATCACTTCCTGTTTCCAAGGCGCGGCGGTGGCTGGCAGTTTACCTCGCAAGCAGCGGGAAATAGAAACTGGAGCCAGAGACAATCTTCAGGCAATTACGAAACAAACATCTTCGCGCCAACTACTGACATTCTCAGTAATGCTCTTTCCCGCGATATACCCAAGCCAAACTTTGGGCCCGCCAATCCAAATGAAGGCCCGGACATTACCGCCGCCGACAAAGCGGAGGATTATGTAGAAATCTTCGAGCACAATAACGACCTCTCGCAAAAGATTGCGGAGATGGCTTATTGGTTCTGCGTCAACGGTCGGTTCCTGACCTACACGCGCACAGTAGTAGATGGGCAACAATTCGGATTCTACGATGAGGCCGACGATAACCCCGAGGTGCCTGAGACGACAGGCGGCCAAGAACCTCCGGCAGAAATCAAGACCGAAGGCGAACAAGAAATTGAATATGAGAATGAATCGCCGGAGCCTGAATCCAAACGCAAACCGAGAGGCCGGGAAGTAACAACGATCATCGGCAAGCTAGCGCATAAGTTACCGCTAAATGCGAACACAATTCACGAATGCGACTATGTGCAGTATTACCTCGACTCCTCCACTTCGCAGGCCAAAGGAATGTTCCCGTGGATCGCTCAGAACATAGTTCCCGGCGCTGGATCAATCGGCCAGATAGGTATTGACCGTCTAGCGCGAATCAACGTCGCCTTGGCCATTGAGGGCGGATACCAGACAGGCGATACATACAACACGGATTGCACTTCTACGTTTACATGGCTGCGGCCTCAAGCATATTTCGATTGTGCGAAGCCAGAAGTCAAAGCAGAACTTTTTGAGCAATGTCCCGATGGATTGCTTTGTGTTTACGTTGGCGCGAATGACGCTCTGGCTTTCGTGCGTAACGAGTGCATGGACGACAAGCTGAATGTTGAGCAGGCAAGGCGTGGAACGGGGATGAATCGGGCTTCGCTAATGAGGCCGGGGCTTTCAGTCCAGCGCAGATTAAATAACTGGGTTGATCTGCTGAATGACTTCTTTATCAAGACAGTTCCCCGTGTGTGGATGGATTCTAGGGCTTTTAATGTTGAAGCCTTAGCAAATCAAACCAACATTCCCGGCCAGCGTGGGCCATTTCAAGCTCAACCAGGCATTGACTCGCAGAATTTAATGCTCGAAGAGCCGATGCCAACTAACCAACCCTCCTTGCCTGAATTTGTCAAATATTTCGCGGGCGAGATGATGGAGCAGATCACCGGAGCATTGCCGTCATTGGCGGGTGCCGAAACGGATACAGACACTTACCGAGGCCAAGCACTTCAAAGAGACAGTTCGCTGCAAAGACTTTCGGGGCCGTGGAAAGCGATTAAGCGGGCTTGTTCAATTATCTACCGCCAAGCGGTCATGGCAACCGCGCAGTGCAGGGAGAAACTTGGCGAGCAGACAATCAGCCAATACATTCCCGGCAAAGGCAAAGTCAATTTAGAAGTCGCCGACCTCAAGGGCAACATTTTGTCTTATGACGATACGGATTCGACCATACCCGAAACATGGACAGAGAAATCTTCCAAGTATCAGCAGTTAGTCTCTGAAGCTCCCGAGAATCCCTACATTGCCAAACTCTTGTCGCTGCCAAAGAACATGAAAATGGCGAAGGATGCCAGCGGATTGCAGGAATTGGATATTCCAGAAGCGGATGCGGAAGATAAGCAAATTGGGGAATTTGAAATCCTGCTCACAACTGAATCGCAGCCGAATCCAGACATCGCAAAGGCGCAGGAGCAGTTGCAGAAAGCCGAAATTCAGGCGCAGGCCGAAGGCCCAGAGGCTTACGTCCAATTCCAGCAGATGAAAGATCAGGCTTTACAGGCCATTCAGGCCCTCCCCCCACTGGTTTCTAGTGTGGCTGTAATGCAAGATGCTTCCGAAGATCACGCAACGGAAGCGCAGGTCTGTTTTGAAAAGATGAACTCACGAGCAGGGCGAAAGCTGAAAAGGACTAATAGACCAATTTGGGACAACCTGCACTTGCACTGGCAAGAACATTCGCAAATGGCTGCGAAATTGTCACCGCCCGCACCGAACAAGCCGCCTAGCCCTTCAATGTCTATGGCGGTTGATAAATTGCCGACCGAATTAGCAGCGCAGGCCGCCGCCAAGTTTTACGGGTTGGATGCTAAACCCCAAGACTTCCAAGTGCAGGATGCAACCGAAACTGAACAAAACATTGTAGAAAAATCCGCTGACTTCGGTCATGCGGCTTCAGGAGCGCAATAAATGGATGGCATGGAAGCAGTTATAGAGCAACCAGTCGAGGAAGTGGTACAGGAAGCCCCTGTAGAGAACGAAGTTGAACTCGGCTTAGGAACTGAAGAAGTCGAGCAGGAGCAGACTGAAGAGCAGAATGTATCGCCGATCAAGCGAGTCAACGATGTTCTGTCCAAGATCAAAGCAGAACACCCGAACGAATCGAAAGAGCTTCGTGCTGCTTACAACTCATGGCAGCAAATATCGAAGATCGTTAAGACTCCAGAAGAAGCCCAGCAGTTAAAAGACTCGCTGCAATCTTTGGGCGGCGCGGAAGGCATCACGGCCTTACAGAACAAAGCGGCCTCAGTTGATTTGATTGACGAAGGCATTGCAACCGGGAACCGGGAACTCGTTGATGACATCTTCGCGGACGCAAATCTTTCCAAAGGCTATGGCGAGAAAATCATCCCGTACTCGCTGGAAAAGTTGCAAGAGTCCAACCCGAAAGTTTACGAGTCGGTAATCCGGCCTCATGCGGTTGCGGCAATGGAATCCGCCGGACTTGGTGATGTGCTGCAAAACATCTATGCAGCGGTTAGCGGAAACAAGCCAGACGAGGCCAAGAACCTTCTTAACCGTGCTTACGCATGGCTGCAAGATCAGAAATCGCAGGCGGAGAAATCCAAACCCTCCGCGCCTGACCCTGACCGCGTAAAGTTTGAAAATGAGAAGAAGGAATTCGCCACGCAGCAAGTCCAGAAGTTCAAAGACGATTGCGACCGCGATGCGCGAAGTTACCGAGACGCGCAACTTGACAAACTGTTGGCTCCGTACCTAAAACTCCGCAAGTTAGGCGATGACACGATTCAGGATTTGAAATCCGGTATTCGCGGCCAACTCCGTAGTGATTTGCTGGCAATCCAAGGCTACTCCAGCACCCTTAACGGCCAGTTCAATGCGAAAGATCGCAACCAAGACAAAACTGTTTCGTACATGAAGCAGAAGATTGACGAGAAGCTGCAAAACGCTATTGACCAAGTTTGGAAGCGAAGAGGATACGGAGCCGCACCGAAAGCAGGGAAGCCGAATCCGAATGGAACAGGCAATAGTACTGCGAATCCGCGAGTCGTTCTGCTCTCCAAGAAGCCAAGCATCAACGACGTTGACAAATCCACGAACAACTGGATGGAAGCGTGGATGGCTGGCAAAGCCACTATGGTCACTGGACCATATAAAGGCCGTCAAGTAACTTGGAAATCTGCGTAAAGTTTGTGCGGCAGCGCGGAAGGACGCGCTATCGGATGGTTCCCGTAAGAAAGCTGAATCCTTTAGAGAGCACCGGCAATGCCGGAGGTCGCGGACAATAGGGTCGCCGCTATCCACCGAACCTTGTGGGTATAGCTCAGTGACGGCAGAAGTCGGTATCAAGCCCGACCCGCACAATAAGTTTAAGCCCGAACAGCATCCGTGCTCGAAGCACGTAAAAACACTCGCAAGATGCTGATATTTACCGTCTCACCCACGACCAGGGCAGTTGTGGTTCCATCGGCAAGGAAGCTCAGGAGATTCCGGCAGGATGAGATTCATTCTGAGGAATCAGTATGCCTACACAATTAAACGAGGTAGCGGCTGAGGCGATTGAAGTAGATGCCTTCAGTACGAACCTCGGTGAACTTGTGCCGCAGTTCAAGAACCTTTACTCGCTGGCACTCAAACGCTTCAACAAAGTTCCATCGTCCAACATCACCGCTGCTGGCGGCGTAACCCGTCCTTCGGCGCGCGTGCAGTTGAGAGTGCAGGGCGGTGTCGGTATCTCTCAGGGAACTGGCGATAACGATGCTCTGCCTGCTGGCGGTGGTTCGCAGTATGCAGGTTTCGCGCTCTCTCCGGTCGTTATTTACGCTTCCAACCAGTACACCTGGCTGGCAAAGCAAGCGACTCAGGGGAAAGATCGTGGAACTTTCAACGTCACTGCACGAGAACTGAAGTATTCATTACAGGCTGCCGAGACAGGAATTGAAGGCTTGATGAATGCGGATGGCTCTGGTGCGATTGACCAGATTCCGACGACTGCCACGATTACGACTGGCGGCTCGGGAGCAACAACCTCCATCATTGCGGGAATGAACAACGTTGCAGGGTTTACCGACCAGCAAGTTGTCCAGATTTTCCCCTCGATTGGCGGCTCAACTCGCGGTAATGCAACTATCTCTTTTGTTGATCCCGTAACGAACACTTTGAATTTCTCGACTGCGCTGCCTTCTACCGGAGGAGCTACGCAGACCGGAGACTTCATTGTGATTGCGGGATCTTCAGGCGCACAGCAGAACTCCATTCTTGGACTTCGCCTGTGGCAGAACAACGCAAACACGGGAACCTTGGCCGGACTGAACCGCGCCAACTATCCCAGCCGCTTGCAGACTCCCACAATCAACCTGAACGGCGCACCTATTACTCAGACTGTCGGCCTTCGTGCCGCAACGCTGATGGACCGCGCTCAAGGGGAAGATTCCGAAGCAACTGAAAGCGGTATCTGGTATGGCGGATACGATCAGGCAATTGCAGTCGCCAATCTTTACTTCAACGTATTGATTGCGAATGCGCAGGATGTCAAAGGCAAAGAGGCATTGGACACTGGCAAAGGAAAATTTGCGCCAACGTTCTGCTCTCGTGAGTTCATGCCTTCGATCACCGCTCTGCCGGGACGTCTTGACCTGTTCTGCCCGGACACTTGGTACATGTTCGAGACTGCGCCTTTGGAGCTTTATGACTTCGGCGGCGGGTCAACGATCATGCCAGTTCCGAACACTGGCGGAACTTACAACTCCAGTTATCTGATGACATACGTCACAGCGTTCAACGTTGCGAACAGCAACCCACGCGCTGGATGTTTTGTTCAGAACGCCGGAATTCCAACAATTTAATGACATGGCTTGCTTGCGGGAAGAACTGGCGAGAGCCAGCGCACGTGGCAATGATGCCTCCAGTCCCGCTTGACTGCTTACCTAGCTCCGCCCCGGAAGTGGAGTCAGAAGGCACCGCAAGCAAACCTAATTTTTCAGGAGAAATGAAATGGCAAAAGATCAATTAGCACGCGGCGCGAAGTCCGCAACATTCAGCGCGGGCCGCGCAAAGAAAGATGATCCTATTGAGTTTCATGGAACGGTAGCAACGGAAGAAAAGGAATGCCCTAAGTGCGGCCCGATTTGCGAAGGTGATTGCATGGATTCCGACGAATCTTGGCAAGCATCCGAAGCTCTCAACAAATTGCGCAATCTTCCGAAGTTTCAGTATCAGCCGTTGAATGATCGCGTACTGATTCGCAGAGTTGAAGAAGAAAGCACTTCACTCATCGCGCAGCCTGACGCCTTCCGAAAGAAGCCAACCAAGGGAATTGTTCTCGCGGTGGGCACTGGAATGATTGTCGGCGGCCAGTTGATACCGATTCCTCTGGAAGTAGGCGACACAGTTTACTTCGGAGAATACGGTCCAGAAGAATTAGAGATTGAAGGCGAAAAACTCACCCTCGTTTCAGCATTCGATGTTCGGTTGAAAGTCAATGCAGCATCGTAAGTGTCCTCAACATTTCCAAGACAGACTGACACGCATCGGCGGCATGAACCGCTATGGAGACCCAAACTTCCTTATCGTGTGGGGGCCATCGTGGACAGTCCGGCGCGGGGGAACGTGGGAGCGCGATGATGGCTCTTATTTTCGCGGCTACAAAGACACGATTGAAGAAAAACGACCGTGTTGGGTTTTGAAACACTGGCAAGCTCCTGAAGTCTTTGGTTCGCCGGAGATTTGGTTTCTGGAAAACATCGAACCGCAATCAGGACTTCAATTGCTCGGGGATTATCCATGGAAAGGCATGTATCAGACTTTGCAACCCTTCGTTTTTACAGGAATTGAGAACGGGAAGTTAGTGATCGAGCACATGCCACTGAACAACATGATTCTCGACATGATTATTCCAATTGCCATTGAAGCACAGACGGCTTCAGCGACAAGAAAGAGAATCGCGGTCGAGGAAATCAAGGAACGCGAAGAAAAAACAGCAAACAACATGGTGGAAGATGCAAGAAACGATGCAAAGTTGGCATTTCGCGGCCCAGTATCGTTTGCAAGGCAAGGTTGCAGAACTTCATTGATAGACAAAAAAGCTTACCAGATGCAACAAAGCTGGAATCAAGCGATGGCGAATGCCCGCCGCATGATGCAGCGCGGTATGGGAATTTCAGTCGCTTAAATCAGGAGAATAAAAAATGCCCGACGTATCAATTACAGATTTTTCAGCAAATGATGGGAAGTTTAACAAGGCTTCCCGCGACATGTCTCAGTTCGAGGCGGACAAAACTACTTCGCCGTTTCTTGATCCTAACGTTTACCGTGAACCTGCATATTTCGTTTACGTGTACTCAGTAGTTGATCCGAGACCCGCGAATCATAAACTCGTGCGACATCTTCCGCCGCTTATCCCGCGATTGGAAATTCGGGAATGTGGCCCGAGCGATAAATGGGTATTGGTCACAACAATTCCGCACCCTATCAATCAGCAGGAAATTGACACGGTAAGCGGCGAACGGAAAGCCTCGTTTCACCGCGCCGAACGTGCTGCGATGGACATCGTTAATCCCTCGAATCGGTCTCTAGATCAAGATGCAAAAGATCAGATCGGAGCAATGTCAGCAATCGGCGACAACTATGGAAATCTCGGCGTGTTCTGGTCAAAGAATTATCCGCCAACTGAAGCAGAAATCAATAAGGCGATTGCCCGCAAAGAGTCATTCTATCGTGACCGGACGCAGCAAGCGAACAACCTGGAAATCTCGAATCCGAAAGCATTGCAGGACTGGCTGACTCCGACGGATCACATCGCCGCGGATTATTTGAATCTGCATTTCGGTATGGAATTTTCATGGCACAAGGTTCCGAAAAGACTTGTTTCGTGCCCGAACTGCGGAGAACAAATTAAGTCTCTCGATATTGCTTTTCACCCATCAGCGGCATTCGGCGGAAAGGCCTGCATCGTGGATTGGAAGAAAGCCGTGGATGCTGGCGTAGTCGCCAAATCGGATGTTCCCGAAGGCAAGAGATGGTGGGGAAAGGCTAAAGAACTTCACGAGGAAGTGCGGGCGTAGTTGCCTGAGGGGATTAACGTCCCCGCCTCCTGACAGGAGACTTCCTCGTTACTCCTCGTGATGCTGAATTGAAATGTCCATCGGCGCACCTGCTACCTACCCAATCCTAGAAGACATCATGCTCTTGGCCCGTACTTTGGTGCTTGATACCAAGGCCGGAAGCACAGGCACGCCCGGAGAGGGGCAGATTTTAACCGATACTGCCCCTTTCACGATTCCGATGATTAACTCTTCGATTCGTAAACTCTATAGGGCATTGGGGAACAACGGTGTAGCCACATTGATTCAAGACAACATTATCCTGACCGGATTAACTCCGGTGAACGGGCCGCAAGGTCTGGGAATTGTTGACCCTGCCGTTCAGGTTTCGGTCACTTATGCCGGATATTTCGATGGCACAAATACAAACACATCGCTAAAGCTCGGCGCGAATGTTTTGAGTGTCGAAAGAGTTTGGGAGCGACAAACAGGAACTAATACCGACTTCGTTCCGGTTAAACCAGCAAGATTCGGCCTGCCTTCAAGAAATCAGACCTCCATTTTTGGTGAATACGAATATCGCCAAGACGGAATTTACATGGTCGGCTCAACCAATACGAATGACATTCGCTACCGAGCGATTATTCAGCTACCTGCGCAGGTCAGCGGTAATGGACTAGATTTCGCATCCATCAGCGTTCCAATTCTCGACTGTACAGACGCTATCGCTTATGACATTGCGGCAGTTTATCGAGCAGCCAGAGCTCAAGGCGGCGATTTGGAACTCTCAAACGACTACGCGCAAAAAGCTAAAGCGCAAACGGATGAATTGATCCTTCGCCAAGTGCGCTCACAGCAAGCCACAAACTACGAGCGGCAGCCTTATGGGGAAGAAGACCTCAACAGCGCATATGGAGTGAACTGGTAGCCGCGTAACAGTGTTCCCGATATATTCCACGGGTCGAGGAGACCTAAAACCCAAAACTTAATTCCGAGGAGGACTTAAATGGCCGTAGCAACCGTAACTGCAACCGAATTTAACTATCCGAGTGGAAACGACAATACCCAGCACCGACAGAGAAAGTTTGGCACTCTCTCATTTGTCGGAACTTCGCCGAGCTATGTAAAGGGCGGCTTGCGCGTAAATTTTTCTAAACTCGAAGCAATCAAAGCCCAGAGTATGCTTCCGGTAAGAATGATTTGCCTGAGCCGCGCAGGGAGTGGCTACACCTATCTGTGGAATCCGCTGGGGCCGCAGATCACCAATCTGGCTTTGACTTCAAATGTCATTACCATCACAGCCAATAACAACTTGGCGAGTGGAGATGTAGTAACGCTGAGCGGGTTGCAGACTACGCCAGCATTGAATGGTGCCAAGCTGACGGTCATTTCATCTGGACTTTCGGCAACGCAGTTTGAAGCCAACTTCACCGCCAATAATATTTCCAGCGCAGCGGAAACCGGATACGCATTGCCGATTACCTATGCTTCAGGGTTACCGTTTCAGGGGAATTTGCAGATTTTCCAGTC